ATCCTATCTGCTGGAACAGTTGGCTCTCCTCTGGAAAGAACGATTTTGATTGCCCCATCTGCAGAAGGGCATCACTCCATATTATTGTCCCTGATGAGGATGTACCTCCTTTGGCCCGCATAAGGGCCCAATCGTTCCCTTATGCGGATGAAACTTATATCTGCTGCTGTGAAATCCCTGAAGGGTATAAACTATACACTTTATTTGTTACTGTAATTATTCTTCTTGGAGTTGTAATGACAATCATGCTGATGAGGTAGATTTAGACGCAAGAAGCCCTATAGCAACGGCACCAGCGACTAAACCAACAACTCCTACAACACCCAGACCAATCTTCGTGTGACGCCTTCTCGTCTCGTTTCTTTTTATTTTCGTTTGAAGATAATTCATTGTCGCATTCATGCCTGCCTGGACCTTTTCTGCCTGGGTTCCAATGGCAAAGTCAATATTATTAAGTCTCTTCTTGAGAGTCTTATTCATCTTGGGATACATGCTTTTGGGATAAAAAACCATTCTACTTGTTGCCAACATAATACGCGATACCTCCTCCTAGAGCTGCAACCGTCAAAAGACCTATAAGAGGATATCCATATTGCTTGAACTTTGTGGGTGTTCTTGGTCCTGCCGTAATATGCTCATAGGTATTTTTACGAGTCTTAGTCTGGTGCTTTAGAGTATACTCCTTCTTCTGGAGTGTGTGCTGGAGTTTACCAATGTTGTTGTGCAGCCGTGTCCATTTCGGATTCTCGCCCGTGACAAGTTTCCGCGTAGTTTTGGCCAGAGTCGCCTTCTTCTCTTTAAGATTTGCTTCAAGAGTATCAAGATCCTTTCTGATCTGTTCGATATCCATTCTACTGAAGAGAGAGATTTGCATATAACTTCTTAATAGTATCGAGTTCAACTGAGGCCACACCAATAGGCTTATACAACTTTACAACAGATGGATGAATCTCGCGTGTAACATTAATATCAGGTGTTTTTATATTATACATAATTTTATTTTCACTCCGCATAATGTTCAGAGTTACATTCTTTTCAAACTCATAGGTTAACGTGCTATTCCCTTCCTGGAAATTTAGAAGTCGATGCGTATTATTACAAAGACGAATCGCTTGATTTGCGAGAGGATTTAATTCATCTTTTGAGGTCCCACATACACCAATGAGGATATTCTTATCTTCAGCTGAATCTGGAAGAAAATCACAGTTTGTTGCAATCAAGCGTTCAACAAGAAGAAAATTCTTTTTTGGCGGGGGCACTTCTGATTGAACGTTTCCCATTATACTGCTTACTGCTTTTTGAGTGTCGTTAATCAATTTTATACGAACATAGCTATCTTTATTCTGTATAACAGAATCAATATAGTTTGTAAACATTCTCTCAGTTAATGATTATATATAAAAATATACAACACACAAGCTGAGAACCACTGGGTGGTTTCACGCTTAGTTTGAGTAAGCAAGTCCGCCCATGCCAGACATCACGCGGAGCACGTTGTAGTTCGTCGCATAGACATAGACCGTGGCCGTGTTCGTCGTGCCCACCGTGTTGTTGGTGACCGTGAGGAGCAGCGTGGTGTTGTCAATGCGGGACAAGTTGCACGTGCCGCTCGGCTGGTGCTGCTCAGGCTGGAGAGCGAATGAGTAGACGTTGATGCCGATCGCGGGGATGTTGGTGTGGTGCTGGTAAGGCTGGACCTCGTTGAAATAGCGGCCCTCGCGAACCTGGAAGCGATCGTGGCCGTTGAGCTGGAGCAGGGCCGTGACGCACGGGTTCTTGCCCGCCATGCCCTCGACACGCGTGACGGAGTAGCCTGACTCCAGAACTGACCGGTCCCACCAGTCGCTGAAGTTGAACGGCTGCTGACCCTTCCACGTGAAGCTGGTCGCATCGTCGCAGGCCGTGTAGGAGTCACGCTGGACAACCCACACGAGCTCCTTGCACGGGTGGTTGAAGTTCAGCTTGAGCTTGTTGCTTGAGGACGTGATGGACTCACCGCCCGTGAACTGGAGCACGTCGATCAGGTACTCGTGGGAGACCTGGGCGAACTTGCGACGCTCGTCCGTGTCGAGGTAGATGTAGTCGACGTAGAGGGACGCGGCGACGAGGTTGGCTGACGCAACGCGGTCGCGGATCACGTGCGTGTTGGAGTTCTGCGGGGCCGCGTCGAAGCAGAGGTTGCGGAGATCATTGAAGATCAGGTTGATGCGGACCTCGTGGTACTGGAGGGCGATCAGCGGCAGAGCCAGACCAGGGTTGCGGCAGAACCAGAACTGGAGCGGGATGTAGAGCGTGTACTCAGGAGCACAGTTGCCGATCTCGTTGGACGTGTTCGGCTCGCCACCAGCACAGTCATCGTCGCACGTCTCGCCGCCCTGGACGATCAGGTTCGTGAGCTGCGGGACGTTGCCAACCATCTTGGCGTAGCCGGCCTGCTTGCCAGCCTCCTGCGTGAGCTCATTCCACACGTGCATCCACTGGCCGTAGTGCTTGTCGATACGCTGGCCGCCGATCTGGAGCTCGACCTCCTTGACGAGGTTGTGGCCAGCCCAGTTGAGCCAGCGGAACTGGGCACCTGAGCCGTCCGCCGCGAGGAGCTGCACCTTCGGCAGCGTGGCCTGGAGGTACATACGGTAGATCAAGTCACCATTACGCTGGATGGTGCACGTGACCGTCTTGCCGAAGCCAGGGGAACCGTTGAACGGGTTCTCGATGGACTCCATGGCAAAGTTCGTGTGACGGCGGTACACGACCTTGAAGAAAGTGATCTGCGGGTTGCCCGTCAGGTAAACGTCCTGGGCACCATAGGCGACGAGCTGCATAAGTCCTCCTCCAGTCATTTTAGTCTATACCTTTGCCAGAGAAAAAAAATTTGGCGGCGAAAGAAAAATCCGAACCCGCAACCGGGGACCTCTGTTTTTCGGAATCTAAACACCGAGTAGGGACCCTCTTTACAGATGTCAGATCCCTTCTTCAAAATAAGGCCAACAAAGAGAAGTAATCCTGAAGCAAGAACTACCCTTGACAGTATCCATCATTCCCACTTATCAAAACTCGTCGACGAGTCACAAAACGTTGAGGCCCTTGAGTCCCATCTTCTGGGTCTCAAAGAGTCTATTAAAACATGCCAGGACGATATTGAAAAAGTAAAGCTTGAAAAGGAATTCCAGGACTTATTGAAGGAATATAAGAAACGGAAATCTGGATCTGCAATCTATGACTATTATTTGGAGACAGGTGATATTCTCTATCAGTATTATGACATTCAGGATAAGATTAGTAGAGGCCTAGAGTCAAAGGTAAGTCGTCCTCTAAAGTCAAAGCCAGGCTCTATCTTTGCTGTTCTAGATGAGGCATCAGATACCAAGGCACCTTCTCACACACAACCCCAAGGCGAAGATATGCGTCGAGAGAAGCTGCTTGAAACTTATCTACAAAAGATTGATCCGAGTCATGCACGCAGCGGCCAGAATATCCATAATGATCCTTATGGTGAATGTGAGGAGTGTCAAACAGAAATGATCTTCTCAGCGAACGAGGCTCTCTTCACTTGCCCCACCTGCGGCTTTCAGGAGTTTATTCTGGTTGACTCCGATAAGCCCTCATATAAGGATCCGCCGCGTGAAGTCTCCTATTACGCCTATAAGCGTATTAACCACTTCAATGAATGGCTTGCCCAGATTCAGGCCAAGGAAAGCACAGATATCCCTCAGGATGTTTATACTGCTATCATAACGGAACTCAAGAAGGAGAGAATTACTGATACGAGTAATATCAAGACTTCTAAGATTCGTGAGATTCTGAAGAAGTTGAAGTTCAACAAGTATTATGAACACGCAGCCCATATTATGAATCGGATTAATGGAAAGACTGCACCTGTCATTACACGTGAGACAGAGGAGAAGCTACGTCATATGTTTATTGAGATTCAGCCTTCCTTTCAGAAGCATTGCCCTTCTGGTCGCAGTAATTTCTTATCGTATTCTTATGTGCTCTATAAGTTCTGCGAGCTGCTGGAGCTTGATGAATATCTCCCTAATTTTCCGATTTTGAAAAATAGGGACAAACTCTTTTGTCAAGATAAAATCTGGCAGCAGATCTGTGCCGACCTGAGATGGCAATATGTCAAAAGTTGTTAATGTCTAGAGCGACGAGTCTTTCTTCTGCCACCTGCGGGTCCACCTGCACCTGCACCAGGAGGCCCTGCATTACGCATAGCAACCATAGCAGCCTGTGAAGCTCTGCGTCTAGGAGCCTGAGCCGCAGGAACACCTGCCATGTAGGCAGCCAGTTGCTGGTCTAATGCCTCCTCTGCAAGTTGAGGAGCACCGCGAATAACCGCAACCTGGAGTCTATCAGGGAGTCTCGGATAGGAGTTCACGAGAGCCCTGGTCGACAGATAGTGAATATACTGGACAAGCGTTCCTTCAAAACCAGCGGCAATCTGATCCTGTGTAGGAGCGGCTCCATATGCGGCCATAGCAGTCGTATAAAGTCTCTGAAAGACACGAACACCCTCATAGTTCATCGCGATAACTAGGGCAAGGCCAGCAAGTGTAGGTCCAGATCCCATAGCCAAATCCCTCAAATTGCCAACGAACGCAGTATACCATCCAGCCGTCAGTCTAGGATTCAAGAAATAACCGATGCAACTGACAATGGCATTAATGACTCTTACAGTATAAGATCCATTTGTGCCCAAGTCTCGTATGAGGCCCGCGGCGAGAAGGCCAGGAAGAATACGCTCTCTTACTGATCTCGCAATACTCGGAACAATATCGGGATTCAAAAGAGCATCACCAACAGGTGCAAGAGCCGCAGCACCCTGGTCGTCGATTTGTTTAGCGATTTCCTTAGGCAGAATACACAGTATACGCAGAACACGCTTCAACTCATCATAGAATCTTACACCACCGCGTTGTTTGCGTGTTCTACGACCACCAGACATCTCAACAGGCGTCTGGCCAAGTGTCAAGCTCTCCTTTATCATGGTCTCAATGAGATCAAGCTCGCCTGGACTGATAGCAGGGCATGACTCTCCGAGTTCAGCGTCAAGCTCGGCCTTGATTTTAGCATACATGGATCTAGCTACAGCAGGGCCAGCACCAGGGCCTGCACGTTTGGCAGCCTGTGCAGCCTTTGCCGAGTTAGAGACATTTGCACCACTACGACCGTTGGCCCTGCGAACATTTACAGGTAGACCCGTATTACGCCAATACCAGAATGAATTAGCCCTCTTTTCAACAGGCGTGCTGAGACCGGCCGAAAAATACGGCTGCCCCCTTATAAAGTCATTTAGACGATCTCCTGCAACGGTTCCTGCCATTCTAATTTATAAGAAGAATATCTCTATGTTGATTTATAATCATTCAGGAGATACTATATGCTTACAAGCCACGCGGGAAGCCAACGAGGTTGGCACCCAGACCGAAGCCAGCACCCTGGCGAGCCGTCACGCCGATGGACGGGGAGACGAGGTCGAGCACGGCGAAGACGGCCGCGGCGACGAGGGCGAGAGTTGAGATCTCATCGAGCGGCAGGCTCTTCCGGGGGATGAAGATGGCCGCACCCGCGACAACGAGGCCCTCGATCAAATACTTGATGGCACGGTTGATAACTTCAGAGACGTCCATTTGATTTCTATATTTGGTCTTAAGAAATTTTTTGTGCGGCAAAATCGTCTAAAGAAAGGCTCTATTGAAGTATAGAATGTCTGCCCCTAGTGATGAGAAGGAGAGCTTTTTAACCGACGATCCTGAGATCTCATCACAGAAGTGGTGTCTTCTGAGTTTCATCAGTCCCGAGAACGTGTTGAACCGGAAGGATACGTTCTTCTTCAATGCATTCATCAAGCAGTATGAGTTCCAGCTTCGCACCAAGAGCCTCGAGCAGTTCCTCGTAAAGTCCATCCAGACGATCAATGCCAAGCTGGATGCCGAGGCGACGCGTCTCGATGCTCTTGATCTGAGTGGTGCGGCCCTCGAATGCCGGAAATCCACGATGTCCATCGATCCGTTTATCACGGACTTCCAGGAGACCGTAAAGAAGAATCAGCGTGAGATGCTGGCCTCCACGCTCAATGAGAACTTTGATGACTTCATGTTCAAGAATGGTGCTAAGCTTGAGGATGACTTCTATGCCAAGAACAACTTCCGCACGACGGTGCGTGGTCTCAAGATTCGTGGTGCCTACAGCACAAAGGAGGAGGCCGACATGCGTGCTAAGAAGCTGCAGAAGGCTGATCCTGACCACAACATCTATGTTGGTCAGGTCGGCAAGTGGCTGCCGTGGGACCCGAAGCCATCGGAGGTCGGAGAGCAGGAGTATGCCGAGGAGCAGCTCAACACGCTCATGAAGAAGTATAAGGAGAATGAGGAGCAGCGTGAGCAGTTCACGAGGGAGCAGCGTGAGGCTGGCCGGAAGCAGAACCGCACGGTCACCACGATGCCTGGATCAGACGCATCTGTTCCTTCACTTGG